TGTTATCGGAGAATCATGTGATGGTTGAGTTCCCTCAGTCAGCTGCACGAATGATCCCAGCATGTGGCAACTTGTACGAACTGATTGTGAACCAGGTGATCGCGCACGATGGCGATCCGATGTTCACCGATCAAGTGATGTCTGCTGCGCAACGCCAAACCGAGTCAGGTTGGCGACTCTCCAAAGGTAAGTCGAAGCGTAAGATTGACGCTGCGATTGCGTTGGCCATCGCATCAGATCGTGCGACATCGAAACAGGAAGTCGCACCTACACCTGGTTTCTTTGTAGTCTAGGGAGATGACAATCTTCCTGCTAGAACTGTTCGCTGTTTCACTCATCGGTTTTGGAGTATTCTTGGTGTCGGTACCCATCGGGCTGATCTTTGTCGGCTTCACAGTTCTATTGTTCGCATTCGCTTATGAGCGTGGGCAGAGGAAGGTCAAAAAGTAAATGTTGTCACGACTTCTGAACCAAGGCACCGAGGATCGGGCAATCTCATTCCAGTCTTTGTTCGCAGCCGGTGAAGGATTTGCCACATCAACAAACTCTGGCACCACAGTCACCCAAATAGATTCGTTGAAGATTGAAGCAGTGTACGCATGTGTGCGTCTCATCTCCGATTCAATTTCAACTTTACCTGTCGATACCTACATTCGGGTTGGTGCAGAACGCAAAGCATTCCGACCTCGACCAATGTGGTTGGACATTCCTGAAACTGGTGTGACTCGAACCGAACACTTCCAACAAGTGCTGGTTTCGTTGCTGTTGAATGGCAACTCGTTCACAAGAATCGTTCGCGATGACCAAGGTGTCGCAGCTCTAGTTGTGTTGAACCCCGAGAAGGTTGAATGCAGTCGTGACCAAGTAACACGCAGACCGATTTACATCTACGACCAACGGGACATCATCCAATCTGATGACATGATCCACATCACCGAGTTGCGTTTGCCAGGTGAACTTCGTGGCCGTTCCAAGATTGATCTGGTCAAAGAGAACCTCGGTTTGGCAAAAGCGTTGGAGGAGTTCGCTGCACGATTCTTCGGTCAAGGCTCATCGGCTTCAGGCATCATCGAGTTCCCTGGCAACTTGACCCGTGAGCAAGCAAAAGATTTGGTGTCATCGTTTGAAGAAGGTCATCGAGGTTTACGCCGGTCACATCGTCCAGGCGTGTTGTTCGGTGGAGCGAAGTTCACGAAGACAACAGTTGACAATGATTCTGCACAGTTTCTAGAATCACGCCGATTCGCCATTGAGGAGATTGGTCGCATCTTCCGATGCCCACCATCAATGCTTGGTGTCACCACAGCTGGAGCGATGTCGTATGCGTCGGTAGAGCAGAACGGCATTCACTTCGTTCAGCACACTTTGCGTCCGTACATCTCGAAGATTGAGGATGGATACCAGAAGTTGTTGGACAGTCGAGCATTCTTGAAGTTCAACGTGGATGGTCTGCTTCGTGGTGATCAGGCTTCACGGTATGCAGCATTCTCAACAGGTCTGCAATCAGGCTTCTTGTCAATCAACGACATTCATCGCATTGAGGATATGGCTCCGACTGAGGGTGGGGATGTGTATCGGGTTCCGTTGGCGAATGTGGATATTGCTGCTGCGAACTTGTCTGAGCTGGATCGGAAGTCGGTCATTGCTCAGCGTTTGATTTTGTCTGGGTTTGATCCTGCTGAGGTGATGAGCGCATTAGAGTTGCCAAGGATTGCGCACACTGGTGTTCCTTCGACACAGTTGCAGGCGTTGTCAACGATCAATCCTGCTGATCCTGCTTCGGTGTATGAAGTGAAGTCGCAGGATATGAGTATCAATATGCCTGAAGTGGTGTTGAACTATACGCCTCCGGCTGTGAATGTTCCTGCTCCGATCATCAATGTTCCTGAGACTGTGGTTCGTGTCAACATCCCACAATCGAAGCCGACTGTGCGAACAGTCGAACGTGACGCTGATGGCCGTATCTTGACGATCACTGAAAGGGTTGAAGACTAATGGCACACGGAATTAGCGCATATTTGGGGAACGCTTGGATGAATGCATTAGGCAATGCAACAGCGTTCTCGGTGGCGCAACCATATGTGAAGTTGCATACGCAAGACCCTGGCACTGCTGGCACGGCATTTCCTGCAACCGAGACAACTCGTAAGGCTGTGTCGTTCAGTGCTGCTTCTGCTGGTACGTTGACATCTGATGCAGATATTAGTTGGACGAATATCACAGGTTCACAAGATGCAACGCACTTCACTTGTTGGGATAATTTGACGGCAGGCAACTTCTTGTTCTCTGGAACAATCGTTGCTGGTGCCTACACAGCAGGTGACACCTACACAATCAGTGCAGGGAATCTCACCGTCTCATTGACGCTCGCATCGTAGGTTCATGATGGCCGTTCAACGGTTCGTCCTTGACTCAACCACACTTGACAACTCAGGCTTCGGTCTTGACGGTGGTGCAGCATTCATTCTTGATACTTCAACGCTAGATGGCGCAGCTGTTCTTGATGGCGGTCAGTTCCTAACTCTTGCTACAGCATCATCGTCTTTGGGTGGGGTTAGTGCGTCAGCATCTGCTCAAACGACCTTGTTCCCTGTTCTTGCTTCATCGCTTGGTGGATTGTCTGCGACTGCGACTGCGCAATCAACTCTGTTCCCTGTATTGTTTTCGTCGTTGGGTGGGTTGGATGCGTTGGCATCAGCTCAGTCAACTCTGTTCCCTGTGTTGTCTGCGTCGTTGGGTGGGCTGGATGCGACGGCTTCTGCGTCATCAATCATCTTCCCTGTATTTGATGCACCTCTAGATGGGCTGGTTGCCACAGCAACAGCAACAGTCATCCCACCTGAACCACCTGAGATACCTCCTTCTGGGTCACGTTGGTGGAAGCAACCTGCTGCACCGGTCAAGAAGCAAGAACTGCCAGAACAGATTGTCATTGAGATTCCGAAGCCTCGACGACCTGTGTTGGTGTCGGCTCAGGCTGGGTCACGGCTTGGTGGTGCCAATGTGGGTGCGTTGGGTTCTGTCACGTTCTCCTCACTTGATGATGATGCTGAAGTATTGTTGTTGGTCTGATGCCTTATTTCATTACAGACAAATCACCTGATTGTTCAGGTTGGGCAACCGTCAAAGAAGACGGCGAAGTGATTGGATGCCATCAAACCAAACAGGATGCAGTTGATCAGATGGTTGCTGTGTCATTGGCTGAAGATATGTCTCCAGGTGGGGAACGTAATTCTGACGCTGATGAAGTGATCATCGTTGACATTGATGGGACATTGATTGCTGGTGGCAGAGGGATTCAAAAGAATGTGGATTATGTCAACTCGTTGTATCCCGATTATTACATCTACATTGTGACTGGTCGTCCAGAATCTGACCAAGAGAAAACGATGCAAGAGTTAGCTGATGCTGGTGTTCAGTTCAACGACATTCAATTCAACGAGGATATGAGCATTGATACTCCTGAATATAAGAAGCAAACTGCTGCTGACATACTTGAAGAGAATCCTGTGAAGTTGGCTATTGATAATGATGCTGCTGCTCGACGCGCATATGCCTCGCTAGGCATTCCGACGAAAGACCCGAAAACAATTAAGGCTGATGAGGTTCCTTCAATCCGCGCCGTGTCTCTAGATGTGCCTGCATATATTCGTTCAGCTGCTCGCAAGGGCTTGGATTATTACGGTCAGGGTTTGGCTGGTGATGGTTTGGTTGATCGTACTGTGCGTGAGGCACGGGATATGGCGCGTGGTGACATCAGCGAAGACAAGGTGATTCGCACGAACGCTTGGGGTGCTCGTCATCTTGTGGACTTGGATGCACCAAAGAACTCGAACCCTGATGACAAAGAGTTCCCTGGTGCCGGTGCTGTGGCGTTCTATCTGTGGGGAATCAACCCACTGAATCCGAAGCCTGCGATGGATTGGTTTATGGGGAAGGCTGAGGCAATCAAAGCGGAACGCGCTGATGCTCCTGCCCCACCAAAAGATCAAGTCACGGGATCAGATAAGAATGCTGTTGGGTCTGCGAAGGCTCCTGCTGGGTCTGGGACGATTGAGTTGTCTGCTGCGATTGAAGAAGGTTTGGCAAACAAAGCCAAAGAACACAACGATGCAGTCGGTGACAACCCTGCCAAACGTGCGACGGTTGGTATGTTGCGCACCGTGTTCCGTCGAGGAGCTGGAGCGTATTCAACTTCGCATCGTCCAGGTGTGACACGGGATCAATGGTCTTATGCACGGGTGAATGCGTTCTTGTATTTGTTGCGTAATGGCAGACCTGAGAATGCAAAATATATTGGCGACAATGATCTGCTCCCCAAGGGTCATCCGAAGTCATCTAGATCGCTTGGCTCATTTGGTACTAGCATTGGCGACATGGAAGAAACTGTTGAAACTCGACGTATTACATCCAACGACTTTGAACTTCGTGCCGATCCACAAGGCAACGGCATGTCGTTCACAGGATATGCAGCCGTGTTCAATTCACCTTCGGAACCATTGCCGTTCATTGAACGGATTGCACCAGGCGCATTCGCACGATCACTCAAGTCAAAGAACAATGTGCGCATGTATATGAACC